AGTTTTTGTTTAAATTTCTACTTACTAAATCAGCATATGGGCAATCTTATAGCTAAAACTAAGAGAGACGATAATAAAAGGGAAAATCTAGCCGCTATACTAACACCAGATAAAGATAAGAAATATTCCAGCGAAGATTTCAGTGAAGATTCCAGCGAAGATTCCAGCGAAGATTCTCGAGTTCATCCGCGAGTTTATCTTAGATATTTTATATTCACACTTGTTATTACTAAGCCTAAAAAAATTGAAATACTAATAGAGACGGTAGGACAAACTAAATACCTATATGAAGCGATTTTAAAGGCACCTAGATTAGCTGCTTTGTCAAAGAAAGAAGTTATCATCTGGGATAGCAAGTTAAGGGTTGCTTATGATGTATTTGGTGCTAAGTGTTCGGATCAAGGTAAATATGCTAAGCTGACGTACGAAGCAGGATATTAGCAGGATATTATTAAATAAACATTATATAAACATTATATAATAAAAACAAAACTATACTATGAACAAAGACACGTTAACACTTAAACAATTAATGTTAGCAGCAGACAAGCTAAGTGACAAAATGCTATCGGATTTGGAGGATGGGTTTAAAAGAGATTTCACAATTGAAGAAACATGTCTGTTCGCAGGTATTCACAAAGATACTTATTATGAATGGCGTAAGCGCTCCGACGAATTTGCTACAAGAATGGATAGAGCAACAAGCTTTGTAGTATTTGCAGCCAAGAGAAACATTGCACAAAGAATAGTTAATGAAGAATCAGTAGAAGATAGTTGGAAGTATTTATCACGTAAACAAAAGAATTTATACTCTTTAAGAACAGAACTTACAGGAAACGAAGGGAAAGAAATAATTGTTACATTTAGAAATAGTGGAACTACTGATGGATCAACCACAGCAGAAACAGCAAGAGGCGCTGTTGAGATTATCTAATGTTCTTATTTTAGGATATGGAGGAGCAAAGGGAGGAGGTAAGAGCTGGTTAATGCGTTACTGGATGCTGCTCAGAAGGCTTAAATATCCTAAAACACATGGGATTATAATTAGAAAGACATATCAAGAGCTCTTAAGTACACATATTAAGAAAATATTAGAAGAGTATCCAGTACTGAGAGATTATTATAATAAAAGCGAAAAGGTTATTAGCTTACCAAATGGAAGTTCAATAGCTTTTGGGTACTTGCAGCATTCAGATGATGTTTATCAATATCAAGGGGGTGAATATGAAGATATAGGGTTAGATGAAGCAACACAACATTCTGAGGAGGTGTTCAAGGTATTAAGAACGAGCTGTAGAACAACAAAGAAAGAAATTACACCAAAGATGTTACTAACATTTAATCCAGGAGGAATAGGGCATGGGTGGGTAAAAAGACTGTTTATTGATAAAGTATATACAGATAACGAAGAGGGTAATGATTTTGACTTTGTGCAAGCCTTGGTATATGACAATAAAATCTTGTTAGATGGTGATCCTAATTACATTAAAGCCTTACAAGCACTTGACCCAAAGAAAAGAAAAGCTTATTTAGATGGTGATTGGGATCAATTCGAAGGTCAATTTTTCGAAGCATGGAAAGGAGATGTTCATGTATTAGAACCTGCTTTTGACTTGGCAGATATTCCTAGCAATTTTGAAATGAGGTTAGCATGGGATGATGGAACAACGAACCCAAGAGCTGTTCATCTAATGATACAAGATAATGATGGAAGGGTAACTATTGTTTGGGAATACTACAAGGCAGGAGAGACAATAGAGGAAGCAGCTATGAATATAAAACGCAACCTGCAAGATCTAAAGATATATGATATGGTTGTAAAGCATGCTAAGTTTATTTATGATCCTTCAATGGATATTCGCAACAATCAAACTGGTATTGCATCGAGTACAGTGGTTGCTAATTTATTAGGTGGCATTGTGAAGCAAAGAGGTAATAACGAAAGATTGGAGGGTGCAAGACGGTATAGGTCATATCTCCATTGGAATCCATTTCAAGAGCCTTTGATGAAAATCTGGTCAACATGTCCTAACTTGATTAGAACATTGCCTGAATTAGTCTATGATGAGAACAGACCAGAGGATATAGACAGTGATGGTGAAGATCATTGCTATGATGCAAGCAGATATGGACTAATGAGCTTTACAAAGTTACCAACAAGATTAGGAACAAATCAAGAAAAGAAAGGTAACAAAAATAAAAGTGCTGTTAAAATTTTATATAAACCATTAGGAGGATATTAATATGATAAAACCAACATCGACCAATTGTTTATTAGAATATATAGACGAACCTAATACAACTCAAAGTGGACTTGAATTGTTAGATGGTTCTACAAATGGTTCTAGAGATGGTTCTAAGGTTAGGCTTAACTATAAAGCCAAGGTGTTAGCTATTGGTCCAGATGTCACTAATATAAAAATAGATGACATTGTAATATTTAAATGGCATAATAACCAAGACACGGATCTAGAAGGTAAAAAATGTACCTTTATAGACATTGAAAAAGTGTTGTGCATATTAACAAATAATTAATTTTTATAACCCAAACTATGGTGTATTTTAAAATTACTAACATTGGTGATTTACCAATTATGTTAGATTGGAACAGGAGCTTATTAGATACAACAGATCAAGAAGCCTATGATTTCTATAAAACTACTCCGGAGTATCTAGGAATAGATAATGTGCAGAAAGCATCTTTTAGTAAAGTTGGCGAAGCGATTAGAATGAGACCTTTCTTTGATGCATTAGGTAGAGGTATACAAATTAAAGCTAATATACCTGACGGATATGGAATTACAAGACCAGAGTCTCGCTACAATTGGGCTATAGGTTGTGATTATGACAAGATGAAACAAAGAGGATTAAAAGAGGTGCAAGAATTGTGCAGCCGTTTATATATAATATTTTCTCCAAAAGATACAAAAGATTTATTAATACAAAAAATCAAAGATAAGGTGGGACCAGCTACTAAGGTAATTACAGAAGAAGCTATGGAAAACTTGATTTCAACTAATCAAATTGCAAAGAAGATTAGACAGAAATTACAGCCTGGTCAAACAGTTCATTTGATAAGTTCGGAAGGTAACATAGAAGCAGAGGAGGTTGAAGATCCTAATGAAGATGAGACACCAGTTAAAGGATCTGCTCAGGAAAAAACTGCTAGGCAAACCTTAGAAGAGTTAGACGGAAATGATTTAAGAAATATGGCTAAAGAACGTAAATTACCTTATGTAGGACAGACTAGAGAAACTATAATTCGGAATTTATTAACAAAATGATAGTCAACTGTACTAACTGTAAAAGAAAAGTAACGCACCAGCAACTGTGCAGACTAGTATGGAAGAAACAGAATAAATTTAAAGATGTATGCCCTTATTGTGTAAAGGAATATATGGCTAATCAGATTAAAGAGGTTGATTTAGATAAAAAGATACTTAAACCATTAGAAGTTACTAATAAAGATATTAAAGAAGAACTAAAACAATGGAACAAGAATCATTTCGAAACGTTTTAAATAAGTCTATAATAGATGTTAGCTCTGAGGAGTTTGGAGCATTAATAGACTTTGTACAGTTCATGAAGAACAAAACACATGGAGAATTTAAGGCTATCTTAACAACAGAACCAAAGACAGGAAGGAGATACATGCTAATACAAGTTACCGATTCAAAGAAAACAGAATTAACAGCACTGTCAATAAAAACAGTGTAGGTGATATACTATTAAAATATTATCGGAACTACCGGCATATTTAAGAGTTTAGGCTTTTATTTATGTCGATTTTTTTATTTTTAAATTTATGACAACGGGACAAACAAAGGGACAAACAACGGGACAAACAAAGGGAGATCTTAAAGGTTACGAAGCTTACAAGCAATACCATGAGCAAGATAAACAAAATGGTAGTAAATCTATAAAGAAAACAGACTTCAAGAAGATAGAAGAGATAAGAGATAAATTCACTCAAGCTAAAAGAGCAAGGCAAAACAATTGTTATTGGAACAATTACAATACTGATGGTGGAGATGGAGGAACTGGGGGCGATTGGGAGAAGAGATGGGCAACAGATGAAAAGGCGAGGTATCAATGGGCAGCTAATACAGGAACAGATAATTATCAGAGCAATATAAAATCTCCAATGTCTACGGGTCGTATTAATGCTTTTGTTAACGAATTTAAAAAACTAAATCTTGCATGGAACGCAAAGCCAAATAATGATGATGATAGGAATCAAGCTAGAGTAGCGTCTAAGGCTTTAGATTGGTGGTATCAGACAAGTAATGCAAAGACGGAGTTTGTTAAGGTAGCAGATAGCGCAGCAACATATGGTGCAGGATTTTTCAGAGTTTTTCATTTAGAAGAAAGCAGAGAGTATAGGTTTCCTAAAACAGATCCAGACAAGATGAGCGAAGAGGAAAAGGAAGAACTAAAAGAAGAAAGCAAAAGAAAGACATTATGGGGAGAGAAAGAAGAGGTAATAACTAAAGATGATATTGCAATTGAATATATACCTATTAGAGAGATTTACCCTGACCCTAATGCATGGTGTATACACGGGGTGACTAGAAGGGCTAGATTTGTTATTCGGAGAAGATTTGTGCATATTGACGACTTTAAAGCTATGTATGAGAGCAATCCAGATGCAAAGAATATAGATAACGTAAAAGCAGCTTCAACTTATATGAAGACAGATACATATGATTTTTTTAGAACGCCAGAGGATGTAATTGATAGCCAAAGTGTTGAACTGATTGAATATGAGAATCAATTAACAGATGAGTATATAGTACTTGCTAATGATATATTAATTATAAATACTCCATTACCATATAATCATAAAGAAATAACTTATCATAAGGTGGATTTTATTAAGAACCCTAATCAATTTTACGGTATTGGAATCCCTGATTTATTAATGAACATTCAAGGTGCGCAAGAGATACTAGTAAATATGATGTATGATTATATTTATAGATCATATAACCTAAGGTATTTTATTGATGCAACATCATTTGGAGAATTAAGTGAGGAAATGGTACGTACTGAATCACAATTAATACCGATTGACTTAAGCGATAATAGAGCTATTGGTCAAAAGGTACAACAATTAGTGACAGCACCAATAGGATTTGATGCATTTCAATTAAATGATTTAACAGAAAGAAGTGCAACTATTGCTACTAGTATTGATCCTTCACAACTATCTTTATTAGCAGCCAATAAGACAGCCACAGCAACAATACAAAATAAAGAACAATTACAATCAATGATATTTGCAGTAATAGATAACTTTGTCAATGAGGGTTGGTTCTATAGTGGGCGGCAAGTATGGAAGTTAATGCAGCAAGTATGGAAGGTTCCGAAGATAAGAGGATTGATTGGAGAGAATAAAAAGCCTGAATATAAGAAAATAAGATTAGAAGGTATAGAGCTAACTCTTAACGAGGATTCTAAGGACTTAGAAGTACAAGAAAGTAATCAGGATTATACATTTTTCGAAATGACAGAAGAATATCTAAATACAACTAGTGAGCTAGATATAATGATCAAACCAGACTCAATTGAAATTATGAGTAAATCGTTAGAGATGCAGAAGATGAAAGAAGAATTTGCACAATTAATTCC